TAGGTAATTTTCCCAATTGATCAATTGTTTGTTGTAACTGTCTGTATCCCTCAATTTCTCCCATTACTTCTTCACCCTTTTACAGTACCAAAGTAATTCTTTCTTCAAATCTTCCGGATCACTTACACTTATTACTTCATAAGTGTCAATTCCATGAACTATTCTCATGGCATTATTCATTCCTGAATAGAAATAGGTGCGAAATTTTACTTCGACACTATTTTGAGTCTGATTAGCTGCATAAAACTCTTTACCAATCAGAGAATCTTTAGATGCCCAAACTGTGCGTACATCATTCCATACTTTTACAGTTTGACCTGTAGAATCTCTTCCTGACGGAGGAGATTGAATTGTGATTTTATTGTTCATACGGCCTACCCTCATGGTGCTACCGCAGTATATTTCAATTGAAATAAAATTTCTTTTAATGAAAATGCGAGTTTATCGGCCTTTCCGACAACTTCTCGGTTTAAATACCAGTGATTCACTAGTAATTTACAAGCCAATTTATAAAGTTCACTCTCTTTGTTAATATTTTGGCTCGATGCCCCAACTACAAATAGATCAGCAGCAATTACTAAACTATTAATATCTGAATCATCATCGTCAAAATCAATTCTTAAGAAAGATTTCGCCTCATTCAGAGTTAGCATCTTTTTTCACCTTCTTTTTAGGTGATGTCTTAGGTTTCACGTTCACTTCTTCATCCGAAGGTTTGGTTGCGTTCTCCTCTGGTGGAGTTCCTTCCTCTTCTACCGGTGCTTCTTCTTTATGAACGATAGCTTTTTCTTCTAGTGGAACAAATACTTCAGCAATATCGTTAATAACCCATGCATCAGCTATGTCCTCCCTTACCTCAATGATATCGCCAGGTACATATGAAAATTCACTTCCAGCCATACTAACTTTCATTTTTACTTTTGGCATAGATAACCCCTCCAAAATAAAATTAAAGAGCGTCACTAGGACGCTCTGGATAAATGATTATTAAGTAGCAGAGTTTGCATAATATTTTACAGCTGCAGTATCAGTTAAAACTGAGTCATGTCGGCTGAATGCTACAAATCCTACTTGTCCAGAATCGATATATTTCTCACCCATACGGAAGATAGAAAGATCCATTACATCACGAATAATGAAAGTAGATAAGTCACCGAAAAGAAGGGACTTAGCATTTGCAGCCATAGTAGGCATATCTTGGTTAATTGTATAAGTAAAGTTAAGGATTTTATCTGGCTGACCTTGAACTAATCCAGGCTGCCATAATGGATTACCTTGAGAATCTTTTAGTTTACGAATCGCTTTTAATGAGTTGTCATTTAGCATAAATTCGCATAATCCTGACTCACGGTAAGCTGGATCTACAGAATGGATTAAATCGATTAAGTCATCATAAACGATTGAAGTTGTTTGACCAGTTGTTCCTGTTTTACCTAATGTTGCATTCGTCAATACACCTGTAGGTTGGCTAGTACCAGTACCTACTGTGAAATGTGTATTTGTAATACGACCAATACGAGTTGCAATAATTTTACGAATGTAAGCTTCAATATCAAACGCTGAATCTTGTAATAGTTCGATAGGAATTAAGAATACTTTTGAAGTATATTTGTAGGCTCCTAGATTCAATTGACCGAATACTGGATCAGTCGCATTACCTGCAGCTGCATTTTCACCAACGATTGCCCCCACGTTTGCAGTGTCATCTACTTTCGGAATTGGTAAAGTATTTCCTGTAGCTGTACGAAGAATTGTAGATCTTACTTTACGCATTCCACCAAATGCTTTTAAAGATTCAATTAATGAATTATAAAAACCTTGAGGAACTGTGAATCCACCAGCTGAACCAGTTACTGCAGAGAGTGCCCGACCTTCAAGTTGAGCTCTACCTTTACCAAGAATAGAACGCTCTTCGTTATTTAATTCAGCCATACCAGATACTAAAAACTTGTTAAATGCTGAACGGTATTCTTCACGGTGAGTAAATGGTACATTTTCTTGTGATTCAGTACGTTGTTCGCCACCTACTAAACCTGCACCAGAAGCATCACGGTACTCATTATTTTCTTGCTCAAGTTGATATTGACGTTCATGACGTTCGATGTCTTTTGTTAAATTATCAATTTCAGTATTCATTCGGTCATAAGCTACATCATCTTCAGCAGTAAAACCGCCTCTTTTTTCTGCATCATCAATTAATTGTCTTGATTCAGCGACAACTTTTGCTCGTTTTTGTCTTAATTCAATAATTTTCTTCATTTTGACTCTCCCTTATCTATTTTTATTGTTTTTCTGATAAATTTAGCTTCTTACGCATTAAATTTATCTTTTTTGAAAAATCATCGTTGCTTGGATTTCTTGAACGTTGGAATGCCTCAAAAACATCTTCCATTGACCTTACTCCAGCTTCCGATTGAGGATATGCTGGGAAAATAACAGGACTTACTTCATAAAGTTTTGCTTTTTTAATGGTCCTTAAAGCAATTTCATTTGTTTCATCCCATTCTTCTACTTCTGGAACAAAAGTGAATGATGAACCAGTAACATCTCCACGTTGGACGGTTTCAACGTACTTGTCAGCCCATGAAGGCATTGTAATTTCATACCTTAAGCCAATGTCATCCTCCTCTAATAAGAGTGTCCCGGAAGTAGAACGACCTAATATTTCGTTCCAATCATGATTCCAGGCTGCGATCACATCACCATTAATGGCATCAAAAAAAGCGCCTTTTTCGAAGCGCTCCTCAAATTTGTAGTAATATCCAATTGTATTGGAGCGTTGTCCCCATTTCACTGCATAGCCGACAATCTTACTTGGTTCATCTTCACTATTCTTCGCCCGAATTTCCGGTACTAGTGTTAGACTTCGTTTTTCCTTGTTTTCCACCTTCTCCTTCACCTCCTTTCGGTGCTTGGTCAATTGGATTGATTACTGCGTTTACAGCAACCATGGCACTATTCACCAGTAATTTATCTGCAGCTTCATCATTGCTTGGGTTATCTCCTTCAGCTTCTCTCCACTCATTTGCAGTAATGACACCATTTTGACGTTTAATTTGAAGTACTTCATTGCGCGTTTTAGAATCACCACGAAGAATGGAGTTGACATTAAATTCAACAATGATTTTGTCCATTTCAAAGTCTGCTAGACATTTAAAACGAATAGCTTGTTCAATTCTTTCGAGCCATGGTCTAATACAGTTTTGTACGAACTCTAAGGACTGTTGCTCCATACTTGCAAAAGAAGCTTTTTCTAAATCACCAATCATATGAGGTGGAACTCGATAAATTTGAGCTATTTCACGTTTTTGAAATGATCTACTCTCGAGGAATTGACTATCTTCTGGAGCAAGTCCTAGTTGATGGTACTTCATTCCTTCTTCGAGAATTGCAATTCTATGACTATTTGATAATCCTTCATGCATTTCATTCCAAGAACTTCTAAGGTTATTTTGTGCTGGTTCGGATAAATTCCCAGGATGTTCGATGACTCCACCAGGTTTTGCTCCGTTCCCAAAATATCTTGCTCCATATTCTTCAAGCGAAAGAGTTAATCCAAGTGTTTCTCTCATTAATTGAATAGGACTATAACCTTGTCGGCCATCGTAACCTAAACCTGCAATATGCAGCACCTTTTCGAAGGGAAGGACTACTTGCTCGTTGGTCGTAGGAATAATAGTCCGATAACAAAGCTTTAAAGTTTTAGGATTTCTCTCTAAAGTTGTTTGGTCCGGTAAAAGTGGCCATAGCTCAACGATGTTCCCATTACCATCTCTTACAATTTCAGCATATGCGTTACCATAAGATAACAAATGATGAACCATCGTTTCCCAAAAATTAAAAGCAGGTATTTCCGTATTAGGTTTATGATGTACGACTGACCATAAGGGATGTTTCACTGCTAATTCTTTACTACCATTAGTGCTTTTTTTGTATACTCTACACTCTAACGAAGCAATTGTTTCAGCAATAATTCTTTGGCAAGCATACACAGTTGCTTGCTGCATTGCCCTAAATTCATTAATTGATTGACCTGAAGCAGTTTTCCCACCAGTCCATAGATCATAAAGCCAGCTACCATTTGTTGCTTGTGACAAGGGTAAATCTCTTTTTTCGAATAAACTTGTAAGGAAGCCCATTATTTTTTATTCACCCCCTTCCTAGCTCCTACAACAGCTACTCCCATGCATAGTAATCCGCACAATAAAAACATTAATGCTGGACTAACTAAATAAGTGCCAATTGAAAAACTTAAAAAGCCAAATATCCCAATGTAGTCATTTTTATCCATGATTTCACCTACCTTATAGCGAGACAAAACCTCTTTCTTCATACACACTAGGTAATGGTAAACCTCTCATTGCTCGAGCATATGTATTTAAAAGAGAAGCAATAGGATCAATTTTATCTGCACTACGTTTTTTATCTAATTTAAAATTAGCGTTTGAATCAGTGATCGTAACTGCATTAGAAACTGCCCAAGTTAACAACCCATCACCTTGATGTGCTACGTTTCCCTTGTAAACTTGTATTCTCCAATCTGCAGTAGGCTCTGCAAGTACCTTTAAATACTGTGGAATAATTACACATGTATAGCCTTTTTTCCCCATGTTTATGGCGAATTGGGAAGCATTCCATTCGTCATAACATAATTCGATTACATCTAAATTGTATTCTTTTACCTTTTCTTCGATATAATTTTCAACATCTTCTTGGTCAATTACTGCACCAGGAATAATAGTTAAATAGCCATTTTCTACGAATAAATCAAAACGAATATCTTGAATTGCCATTCTCTGATTATATTTATCTTCTGGAATAAAAGAGTGAAGAACTGCAGCAAACTTTCCGTCTAGTCTTCCCATGAAAGTAACACTAGTTAAGTCTTCTTTTGCTGATAAATCGACACCAACAAAAACTTTGGTATTTCTAAAGTTTTCTAAATCGAATTTCTCTACACATAGATTCCATTTATTTAACTCCATGTAGCCATTTTCTTTTTTGTCTACCCAGATATTCATATTCTTTGTCATGAATCCGCGCATTTTTTCCGGTTGTTCCAAAGCTACTTTTATATCAGAACGCAATGAATCTAATCCTTCTTCATAGGTACCTACAATCGGATTCGCTTTAATCCAATTACGTTCATCCTTAATGTCGTCACCTTCATCAAGTTCACAGATTAACGCAAAATAATCATCGTTTTCTACTGCAGTATTATCAGGATCTAACACCTTAGTAACGTATTGATATTCTTTAAAGCACGGTCTAGATAAATCGAATCCCGCTGTCGTGATAACAACCATTAAAGGACTTTTACGAGCAACCATCCCTGATAGAATGACATCATAAATTTCAGATGTTTCATGAGCATGGTATTCATCGACAATACCTACGGATGGGTTCTTACCATCCCCCAACTTCCTAGTTTCTTTTGAAAGTGGCTGGATTATAGAATTCGTTCTTATCCTGGTAACTTTTCCATAAGAGTCTTTGTAGGTACCTTTCAGAATGTCCGTATTCCTTATTTGGTCCAATACAGCATTGTATACCTCATCAGATTGTTCTTTTGACCAACCAGTAATATAAACCCTATGTTTTTCATCACTTAAGAAAGTTTCATATGTTGCAATTAGAGCTAGTAACTGTGATTTGGCATTTTTACGTGCTAATTGAATGTAGACCTTTCGAAATCGTCTAGATCCATTTTTCTTATTAATAAAACAAAATATATTAGCAACAATAAAAAGCTGAAAATCGGTTAAGATAATCGGTTGTCCTGCCAATACACCTTCAGAGTGTTTAAATTCTTTTGCCCACTCATTAAAATCTTCAAGAATATCTACATCAAAAGTAAATGGACAATCATCATCTTGTGTTCGATTAATATCTTTAATGAAACGTTGTGCTGCCCAAATGTGCTTTTTACAAGCGACTATTTCACCTGAAACAATTTTATTTGCATATTTCCAAACTCTTTCGATCGGTGTCATATTCGATCACCAAATCTCTTTTGTGATGCAGTCTTTTCTTTATCT